GACCCCGTGGTGCGTGCGCTCACGGAATTCGACGGAAGCTCTGAGAAGGTCGAGGGGACCCGCGTTACGACCCTGATTGACTCTCCCAGAATATCACAACTCAGGAAAGAGCACAGCCACGAAATAACCGAGGACGTGTCGGAACTTGTCTACCGCGTGATGGGCACTGCCATCCACACGGTATTCGAGAACGCCGCCAGCAACAGCTACGTCGCTGAAGAACGTCTCGAACATGACGTGGATGGGACGTTGATCTCCGGGCAGATTGATCTCCAGTACGAAGACGACGACGAGGTCGATCTCAAAGACTTCAAGTCCACCTCCGTATACAAGGCGATGATGTCGGACCACTCAGATTGGGAGCGGCAGTTAAACGTCTATGCCTATCTGGTGCGTCACGCCAAGGGACTGCGCGTTCGTTCCGCGTCAGTTATCGGGGTATTACGAGACTGGCGCAAGGCCGACGCCGACAGGCGAGAAGAATACCCAGCCGCCCCGATTGTTGAGATTGATGTCCCGCTCTGGTCAGAGAAGGAGCAGGACCAGTTCGTGCAAGACAGGGTGCGGGAGCACTCGCGAGCAGAACTCGAAAAGGAGTTCAACGGTCTGCCCGAATGCACCGATGAAGAACGGTGGGCGCGTCCTACCAAGTGGGCAGTCCACAAGGGTAAGAATAAGAGAGCGTTGAAGGTCTTCGACTCCGAAGAAGACGCTCAGGAATTCGCCGCCGAGGATGACACTCGGCGAGTGGAGAAGCGGCCCGGTGAGTACACCAGATGCGTGAACAACTATTGCCGGGTAAATCAATGGTGTAACCAGTGGCAAGAGGTGAATAATGACGACCAAGAAGAGTAACTTCGAGGCCTTGTATGAGGCCAAGATTCCGTCAGACAAGATCGAAAAGAAGAACGGTTTTGATTATCTTAAATGGTCTTACGCATGGGCAGAGATCAAAAAGCGGCACTCCGATGCTTCGTTTGAGAAGCATTGGTTTACAGTCGGCGAGCCGCCGTACAGCATTCCCTACGGTATGGATAAAAAGGGATTCGCTTACGTCAAAGTGACGGTGACCATCGACGGTGATTCAATCACCGAGGTTTACCCGGTGACCGACTACCGCAATAAAGCCGTGCAGTCCCCGGACGCCATGCAGGTCAATACGTCTCTACAGCGGGCGCTGGTCAAGTGCATCGCGTACCACGGCTTTGGTTTGTTGCTTTACGAAGGCGCAGCCGACGAGTTGATTGCTGAAGATGAACCGGAAGAGGTTCAGGAAAAGCCCAAGGCCAAGCCTAAGAAAAAGAAGGCCCGCACGCCTGCGGCAAACAAGAAAAGTTTTGTAGGTGCG